CGCAGACTAACCACGCTAACCCACTGGGCCAATTCGGTTACGTGGGCGCTTCGACCTGGTTTGCTACCGTGCGTTTGAACGACGCCTGGATGGCCCGTATCGAAGCCGGTGTGACCGCTCTGTAATGACTAGGGGCCAGGGCAACCTGGTCCCGTCTAACCAAAGGAAAACACCATGAGCAATCCAGCTTTCTATAGCCTTGTAAATGATGGCCGACTAACCGGAAACATGACCGGAGCAGTGCTTGGCACTCCTCCAGTCGCTGTGACTGGTGCTACGCTAACAGTGACATCAGATGCAAATGCAGGCCGTACCGTCGTAATCAATGCAGCAGCAGGATGTGCAGTTACTCTGCCTAATGCTACCGGCACTGGCGCTGTGTATCGTTTTGTAATTGGCACAACCATTACGTCTAACAGCACCACGTTCAAAGTGAACAACGGTACTGACGTGATGACTGGCCGCGCATACGTTATCACCGACAACACAAACGCTGTAATAGGTTTTAACACCGCATCCACTGATGACACCATCACACTTAACGGAACTACGTTAGGCGGATACGCAGGTGATTTCATTGAAATCATCGACGCAATCGCTGGTACGTTTGCTGTACGAGTGTTCACCAAAGGCACCGGCACGGAAGCAACTCCGTTCTCGGCAACCGTTTCTTAATTTTTTGTAAAGGAATCTTTCCATGTCTTACAACATCGAACAAGCCAATAGTGGCTTTCTTTCGCTCACCGCTGCCGGTCTGGCTGAAGGCACGAACGCAAACACGTTCAAGACTGCCAACACTTTGACCTTCACCAACAACGGTGTTTTCAAATCCAAATCGGCTACCGACAACCTGGCTTTCTCGACCGGCACTGCGCTGGCCGCAAGCCAGGCTTGCCTGTTTGCTGTGTGGATCAGCTCCGGCGGCACCGTAACGACCACTCAGGGTCCTATCGTGGCCGCAGGCGATCCTTGCCCAGTGCCCACGGCAGCGGCTTCCAACCTTACGTTGGTCGGCCTGATCAAGGTCACCACCAGCTCGGCAGTTACGTTTACGCCTGGCAGCACTGACCTTAGCGCAACCGGCATTACCGGCGCGTACTACGACTGCATGGACATGCCTGGCTCTGCCCAGTAAGTTGCCATCTCTCTTCTCCTTGAAGAGCTTGACGCAGACCACCTTCGGGTGGTCTGCTTTTTGGTAAAACGATTTTTCAACCCCTGGAGTAAATGATGGCAACAAAACAAAAAATCCAAGGCATCGAGATTAGCGACGATGCACCCACAATAGATTTGGTTTCGGAATTAAAAGACTTTGCTGCGCTTGCCTCAAGCGAAGTCTTTATGAACGAACAGGTCACAATCATGGTCCACTCGACCACTGATGAAAACCAACCTCCCCAGGTCATCGTAAATTGCAACGGTATGAACCAGCCGATCATGCGTGGGTATCCCACCACGGTGAAGCGCAAATACGTTGAAATCCTGGCACGCATGAAAGAAACCAAGTACAGCCAGGTTACACGCAACCCTGCTGCACCTGACCAGATCGACATGGTGGCACGCCACGGTTTGTCGTATCCGTTTGACTTGGTCGAAGACAAGAATCCGCGTGGCCGCGCCTGGCTAAACAACGTGATGGCCGAACCGGCTTAAACCCATGAACTTACTGCAATTGGTCAACCAGGCACGCGTCGAATGCGGCGTGTCTGGGCCAGCCCTCACAACTGCTGCTGGCCAGACTGGTGAATCTGGTCGCATGGTCGCATGGGTGGTCCAAGCCTGGACCGACATCCAGACCAGCAAAGAGGACTGGCTGTTCATGCGCGAATCTTTTAATTTCAACACCACGTCCGGCACCTGGGAGTATTCACCCACGGCTGCCGGGCTAACTGATTTTGGAAACTGGAAGCGCGACAGCTTCCGGTGCGCCAGCGATCTGACTCTGTACCGAGACGAGCAGCTTTTAAATTACATGGAGTGGACTACGTTCCGCAACCTGTACCGCTACGCCAACATGCGCAACACTACTGCGCGCCCTGTCGTAGTGTCCATCATGCCAAACAAAGACCTGGCGTTTGGCTCTACCCCTGACGGCATCTATGTGATCGACGGCGAGTATTACACCCAGCCGGTCACGTTGTCAGCAGACTCGGACACGCCGCTTCTACCGGCCAGGTTCCACATGGCCATTGTGTATCGGGCCATGATGTACTACGCAGGTTATGAGGCCGCTCCTGAAGTCATGGCGCGCGGTGACTTTGAGTACCGACGCCTGTACTCTCGCATGGAGATCGACCAGCTTCCTACGCTGATCAGCGGACCACCTTTGGCATAAGGAACCGCCATGGCTTCTTCAGGTTACCCCCAGGTTCGATACGACCTTATCCGCATGGCCGGTGGCCTGGACCTGGTAACCCCGACCCTATCATTGCCGCCAGGCGTAGCGCGAGACGCGCTTAATTTTGAAGCATCCATCACCGGGGGCTACACCCGAATTGCCGGGTACGAGCGATTTGATGGACGTCCAAACCCGTCAGCCGCTCTCTACACCATCATCACCGTTAACCTCAGCGCAACGGTCAATGTTGGCGATACGATTACCGGGGTCACGTCAGGGGCGACCGGATACGTCATATCAACCAGTACCAACCAGCTAGTTTTTACCTTTGCTACCAGCGCTTTTGTTGCCGGGGAAAGCCTACAGGTAAGCGCGGTTACAAAGGGTACGTTTACTGCGTTTGGTCCCGCCGGTACGACTACCAGCAAACAAGCAGCCGAATACCTCAATTTGGCAGCCGACGCTTACCGGGCCAACATAACGACTGTTCCAGGCTCTGGCTCCATTCGCGGCGTCGTTTACTACAACGATGTCGTGTACGCCTGGCGCAACAACAGCGCTGGAACAGCCATGGCAATTTACAAGTCCACGACCAGCGGTTGGACCTTGGTGCCCCTGGGCTACGAAATGCCGTTTGATACCGGATCAACTGAAATTGTTGAAGGCAACATTGTCGTTGGCCAAACCAGCGGTGCTACTGCCACGGTTAAAAGGGTGGTGCAAAGCTCAGGCATTTGGACTAGCAACACAGCAGCAGGCTACCTGTATTTTGCATCTGTTAGCGGTTCTTTTACCTCGGGCGAAAACCTTCGTGTTGGCGGCACCACCTACGCCCACGTAGGCGCGTCAGGCGCAGCGGCAATTACTCTGAACCCTGATGGCCGCGTTGAAACAACAATGGGCAATTTTGGGGGCAATAGCAACCAGACCCGCGTGTATGGCGCTGACAGCGTAAATAAAGGGTTTGAGTTTGACGGTGTTGTCTACGTGCCATTGCGCACGGGCATGCCGACGGACACGCCAAACAAAGTGGCTTTTCACAAGCAGCACTTGTTCTTTGCTTACAACCAATCAATCCAGTTTTCGTCTTTGGGCCTTCCATACCAGTGGAGCCCCGTATTGGGCGCAGGCGAGATTGCGCTGACAAACAACGTCACCAACTTCCTAGTCCAGCCAGGAGACCAGTCAACCGGTGCGATGGCGATCTACACGGACAGCGATACCTACATTCTGTACGGCACCAGCTCCGCTAATTGGAACTTGGTGTCCTACAACGTGGGCACCGGAGCCAAACCTTACACCGCGCAGAACATGGCCCAAAGCTATGTGTTTGACGACCGTGGCGTGATCAACCTCCAGACGACGTTGAACTACGGCAATTTTGATTCAGCGGCCTTGACCCTGAACATACGCCCGTTTGTGCAGCAGCGGCGCAACCTGGCCACCGGCAGCAGCTTGAACCGCGAGAAGGCCCAGTACCGAGTTTTCTTCAGCGACGGGTACGGCTTGTACCTGACCATATCAAACAACAATTTGATCGGCGCGATGCCGGTTCAGTTTCCAAACGCGGTCACCGTAATCTGCGAAGGCGAATCGCCTGACGGTGCCGAGACTTCGTTCTTTGGCTCGACCAACGGCTATGTATACCGGCTGGACGCGGGCACGTCTTTTGACGGTGCAGAAATTTCGGCCAACGTCACGTTGGTGTTTAACGCGATCAAGAGTCCGCGTATTCTGAAACGATACCGTAAAGGCTCCCTGGAAATCACCGGCACAAGCTACGCTGAATTTACTTTCAGCTACGACCTGGGGTATTCAACAACTGACATTGGCCAGGACACCGGCCTTCAGTATTCAAGCAACTTAGTTTCCAGTTTCTGGGACTCGGTTTACTGGGATAATTTTGTTTGGGATGGCCGCACACTTGCGCCATCTGAGGTGGAGCTAGTTGGCACCGCCGAAAACATCGCAGTGCGGATTGCGTCGATCTCTGACATCTACCAACCGTTCACAGTTAATTCCACCATTTTGCACTACAGCATGCGCAGAGGACTTCGATGAGCAATTCTTTCTACACCCATGGCGCTTTCCCGTCGACTGGCTCGGCTGCTACGTCGGCTTCGATGCGGGCTGAGCTGGACCTGATCTCCGCTGGCTTTGACAAGATGCCGACTTTGTCGGGTAACGCAAACCTGTTTGTCGTGATCAACAGCACCGGTACTGGGTTAACGCAAACCTCGACCCTGCCATCTGCTACGTTTACCGATACGCTGTTTACCATTCAAGATGACGGCGACAACACCCGCAAATTCCAATTCAACGCAAGCACTGTTACGCCAGGCGCAACGCGCATCTACTCGGTGCCTGACGCAAACACCACCCTGGTCGGCACTGACACCACGCAGACCCTCACTAACAAGACCCTGACCGCGCCGGTTATTTCGTCCATCGTTAACACCGGATCGCTGTCTCTACCTACCAGCACCGACACCCTGGTCGGACGCGCCACTACCGACACGCTGACGAACAAGACCCTGACATCGCCAGTCATCGCGACGATTGTGAACACCGGGACCTTGACTCTGCCTACCAGCACCGACACCTTGGTCGGACGCGCTACCACTGATACCCTGACCAACAAGACCCTGACGTCGCCTGTCATTGCAACGATTGTCAACACCGGCACGCTGACTCTGCCTACCAGCACCGACACTTTGGTTGGCCGTGCGACTACCGACACGCTGACCAACAAGACCCTGACATCGCCAGTCATCGGGACCATCGTTAACACCGGCACGCTGACCCTGCCTACAAGCACTGACACCCTGGTCGGGCGCGCTACTACCGACACGCTGACAAACAAGACCCTAACGTCACCGGTTATCGCAACCATCGTCAACACCGGCACGTTGACTTTGCCTACAAGCACTGACACCCTGGTTGGCCGTGCGACTACCGACACCCTGACCAACAAGACCTTGGGTGCCTTTACGATCAGCGGCACGGTCTCCGGCGGCGGTAACCAGATCAACAACGTGATCATCGGTGCGTCCACCCCATTGGCCGGTTCGTTCACCACCCTCAGCACCACCGGCCTGGCCAGCTTGCCATCTACTGGCCGCTCTGCCGCTGCGGCTCTGACGGTCACAAACCCCGCTTTCTTGTACGGCGTGGCCTCGACCTATACCGACACCGCATCGTCGGGCGTCATCGCGGCTATGGCCCCGTTTTACAGCATCTCCGGGCCTACGCTGTCTACGTCAAACGTGACTACGTACACCAACTCCGCAACGTTGTACATCGCCAACGCACCCACCGCAGGCGGTAGCGCAACGATCACTAACCCATACGCGGTGTATGTGGCCGCTGGCGCTGCGTACTTTGGTGGCGCTGTGACGTTTGCAGGCTCTGCGTCTTTGGCGGGTTTGACGGTTACTTCGTTGACCAACTCCGGCCTAACAACTGGCTGCGTGGTTTACACCACTACAGGTGGTCTTGAGACAAGCTCTGCCAATTTGACCTTCAATGGCACCACGCTGACGGCCAACACCATTGGCGCGTTCACCCTTAGCGGCACCGTCGCTGGCGGCGGTAACCAGATCAACAACGTCATCATCGGCACGTCCACACCCCTGGCTGGGGCGTTTACTACGCTGAGTACGACAGGAAAATTTACTGGCGGTGGCAATATCCAAGTTGCTGCTGCTGGTGATTTAACGTGGGGCGGGAATTATGGGGCTGGGATTCCGGTTATCAACGGAACAAGTGGTACTGGATTCACCTTCTACCCAAACGGTTCTACTTCTGGCGCAGTTGCTGTATTAAACGCAAGCGGTCTTACTATCACGGGGTCTTTAAGTACGACAGGTAGTGCAGGGATAGGGACAAGTTCTCCAACATACCGACTTTCGGTAAAGCAATCAGGAAACACATCTACCGCATCTTTAGGTATTGCTTCTATCAACTCTGCTAACGACACATTCATTGGCATGGGATATGACTCAACCTCGGATACAAACCGAATATATGCGTCTTATGTTTCAACTGGCGCATTTAAACCAATTTCTTTTTGGACTTCTGACATAGAACGTGTGCGTATCGACTCCAGCGGCAACGTGCTGGTAGCAACAAATACACTACGAACAAATTATTCAAGCGGAGCGCAGACTCCTGTATTCCAAATTGAAAAAGCAGCAGATGTTCGCGCCAGCATTACAAGGGACACCAACGACTCAAGTAGCGCTGTTATTTATTTTGGCAAGACACGAGGAACAACTGTAAATTCAAACACCGTTGTTGCAGACGGCGACAATTTAGGTCTGTTGGCGTTTGAAGGGGCTGACGGCACTAACTTAATACGAGCTGCATCCATATCAGCGCAAGTAGATGGCGCTCCGAGTGCAAATGATATGCCCGGCAGATTATTGTTCAGCACCACCCCAGATGGAGGAACCGCCGCTGTAGAGCGTATGCGTATAGACGCAAGCGGCAACGTATTAATCGGCAGTGCTACTGTTGCAACTAATACACTGCGTTATTTGGATGTATACAACACGGATACAGGCGCATCTGCCGGAGCAATTATTCGTCTTGTTACATCTAATGCGGCTGCGTCTGGAAACACTACTGTTGACCTTGTCAAATATAAAATTGGCGGGTTTATACTAAATAATAACGATACCAATACAGCCGCGTTTACAGCTTTTGGCGTCGGCGCTTCCGAGCGTATGCGTATCGACAGCGCAGGCAATGTAGGCATCGGTAGTACCCAAGTATCCGGTTTAAGTTTGAGGATTAGTAAAGGCATGACGCCGGGTACAGACTCAGGCGCAAGCGATGCGTATGGCGTTCGTGTTGACGGGACTATTGCTGCTACAGCGACAAACGCTGTTCGTCTGTATTCATCTTATCCAAGCACGGTTGCTTCAGCATTTACGCTTGGAACACTATCGCACTATCAAGCCAACGGGGGCACAGTTGGCGCTGGCTCTGCCATTACAAGTCAATATGGATTTCAAGCCGATTCAGGATTGGTTGGTGCAACCAATAACTATGGCTTCCTTGCTAACGACATTGGCGGCGCATCAGCCACTACAGGTAAGTCAAACTTCGGTTTTTATTCTGCATTATCCACCGCTTCCGGCGGCGGGTCTGCTTGGAATATTTATGTTAATGGAACTGCGTCAAATTATTTTGCTGGCAAGGTGGGAATAGGGACAAATTCTCCGGGGGATAAACTAGAAGTAACTTCTTCAACTCAAAACATTGTTGTTTCACGCAGCACAGGCAGTTATGCAGCTTTCCAGCGAATTGCTCCAACCGGCCAGCAAGCATATGATTTTTACACTATAAACAGTGTTGAAGTTGCCCGCATTACTGGTGACCCAAGTTATTTAGCGTTTTCCACAGGCTCTGCCGCAACAGAGCGTATGCGTATTGATAGCTCAGGTAACGTGCTTGTCACTTCCGCTGCTGGTCTTGGCTACGGCACAGGCTCTGGTGGTACTGTTACACAGGCAACAAGCAAGTCAACAGCGGTAACGCTGAACAAGCCTACTGGTCGAATTACTACAGCGGCAGATGCACTTTCTAGCAATACAACGGTTGCATTTACATTTACAAATTCTTTAATAGCGGCTACAGATAACATTTTATTTACATTTAGCGATGGAAATGGTTATCAATATAACGTATGGGCTTACAACGTATTGGCTGGTTCATGTACCGTTGCTTTGAGAAACATTACCGCAGGTTCTTTATCTCAAGCGCTACCAATTAACTTTGCAATCATTAAAGGAGCAACATCATGATTTATTTAGCAGCAGTGTGTCACGACATTAAATCCAACACTTTAGAAGCCACATGGTTAGAGCAAGTGCTGGACGATAACGGTGACCCCAAAGAACTCAAGCGAGTAAAGTGCCGCAATTACAGCGCAGAACAAAAGGACGAGTTCCTTGCTGACTGTGGTGCGGATGGTGAAAAATATACAACTACGGCAGGATGGTAATTATGACTACATACAACTGGCAAATCGCCCAAACGGACTATTTGGTAGCAGATGGATTTATCACCACAGCACATTGGACTTGCAACGCTGTAGACGGTGACTACACCGCATCCGCATACGGCACTTGTGGCTTTGCTGCTGCAACCCCTGCTATCCCCTATGCCAGCGTGACAGAAGCTGAAGTATTGGATTGGTGCTGGGCTAACGGCGTGGACAAAGACGCAATAGAAGCAAGTCTTGCTGCACAGATTGCTTTGCAGAAAGCTCCAGTGACCGCAACCGGAGTGCCCTGGTAATGGATACACCTGAAATCGACCCCGTCCGATACGGCGTCCCCTGGCAAAAGGTCCAGGACTACGAACGTCGTTTCGACGAGATGAGCGCCAAGATCGACAAGCTGGAGTCCAACATAGACCGGCTTGTCGCCATGGCCAATCAAGGCAAGGGCGGTTTCTGGATGGGCATGGTCATCGTATCCGCCGTTGGCAGCGTGATCGGCTATTTCGCTCACCTGATGGGAAAAAGTTGAGATGGTTGATTGCCATCATATTAATCGCCGTACCGCAAAAAGAAGTGAAGTGGGTTTGCGTGCGGTGGGCGTGGACGGGGGACGTATTTAATCGGACTGTGTACTGCCTGGAGTGGCGAAAGGTTGAGAAGTGATTGATCCTTTTACAGCCTTTGCCGCAGCCCAGGCCGCAGTCAAAGGGGTCAAGGCCGCGATTGCCCTGGGCAAAGACATCCAGGCTGTCTCTGGCGATCTGATGAAGTTTTTCGAGGCAAAGGACGCGGTCCAAAAAGCCGCATCCCAGCCCAAGAGCAGCTTTGCCAAGTCTGACACGGCTGCCGCATTTGAGATTGTCATGCAGGCCAAACAGCTTGCAGACGCTGAGCGGGAATTGAACAACTATTTTGTGATGTCGGGTAACGCCGATCTGTGGCAGCAGCTACTGATCGAACGCAACAAGATCATCCAGCAGCGCAAGGTCGAGGAAATCCTGGCCGAGAACAAGGCCAAGAAACGCAAGGAAGACCTGGACGAATTGCTGACCTGGCTGATTGGCGGTGCTCTGGTAATCCTGTTGCTAGGGCTTCTTTTTTGGTGGTTAACACTTTTGATGGGGAAATAAATGCTGACTATTCTGAGCACCTTAATTTCGTTTCTGATGGGCGGCTTGCCCAAACTGCTGGACTTCTTCCAAGACCGCCAGGATAAGAAACACGAACTCGCCCTGGCTCAGCTCCAGATAGAACGTGAGCTGGAGCTGCGCAAGGCTGGCTTCGAGGCCCAGGAACGAATAGAGCAAATACACAGCGCCCAGCTAGAGATGGAGACCACTGCCAAGGCCAGCGAAAATCTGGTCAACGCCCAGGTCGCCGAGATGAACGCCATCTACGCCCACGACGAAAGCCTGAACGAAGGCACCAGCCAGTGGATGAAAAACCTGCGCGCCGGTGTGCGCAGCTTTATCACGTTGGGCTTTTTCTTCCTTCTGTGCTTTGTGGACATCGGCATGTTTGTCTACGGCTGGAACAATGGCGTGGCATTCCCAGCTCTAGCTGAGCGCCTGTGGGACAGCAACACTCAAGCCCTGTTTGCCAGCATCATCGCCTTCCACTTTGGTGGACGAGCTTTTGGCAAATGATCTGGACGCTTGTCCTTGTGACGGGCATTCACATGAATACCATCCTGGTCGTCGGTTATTTTGAATTCGAAGCATCCTGCCAGAAAGCCGCCACTGAGTGGCGCGAGTTAGGCTACAAGGTCGGGTGCGTACAAACGCAAAAGAAATGAAAACCTCAGACAAAGCCCTTGGGATCATCAAGCACCACGAAGGCACCAGGACGCGTGCATACCGGTGCCCAGCCAAGCTCTGGACCATAGGGGTAGGGCATGTGCTTTACCCCGAGCAGGGCAAATTAAAAATTGAGGAGCGCATGGCATTTCCGTTGCGCCCGGAGGATGATAGGGTTTTCCCTATGGAGGAAGTCAATGGAATTCTTGCAGCAGACCTACAACACTTTGAGCGCGGCGTGGAGCGTTTCTGCCCTGTCCCTCTTACACAAGGTATGTTTGATGGGCTTGTTAGCTTCTCTTTTAACTGCGGGCTTGGAACACTCCAGCGTTCAACGCTTCGCCAGAAACTGCTTCGCGGCGATAAAGAAGGCGCTGCTGCGGAATTTGCCAAATACTGTATGGCCGGGGGCAAGCCGCTGAAGGGTTTGCAAAACCGCCGGATTGACGAGCGCGCCCTGTTCCTGGGTTAAATTGACCGGGGCGGGGGAATGACATAAAATCTTTGCGGGGGCAGTGCGCCCGCAGAAAGCCGCCTGATAGCGGCTTTTTTCACATGTGGAGCAACAATGGCTACAACAAACCCTTTCGACGTAGGCAACACTAACGCCCCGGCGAACCAGGCCAAAACTTTTCAGGCTGTAACGTCCCAAGTGGACAAGCCGACAGAGACAGTGTCTGGCCAGCTCCAGGGCATCATGGCCCAGGACAACCCGCTGATGCAGCAGGCCCGCACTCAGGCGACCCAGGGCATGGCCGCGCGCGGCCTGGTCAACAGCTCCATCAACCAGGGGGCCGGTGTTGCGGCCATGCTGGACCGCGCCATCCCAATTGCCTCAGCAGACGCAGCGACGTTCTCCAACCGTGCCCTCACAAACTTGAACAACCAAAATCAGGTTGGCATAAGCAACGTGCAAGGGGAAAATCAGTTTGGCCTGTTGGGCAATCAGCAAGCATTTGCCGCTGGCCAAACACAGGTCACTCAGAATTTCCAGGCTGCCCAGGCCCAACTGGATCGCGCGCAGCAGACAGCCCTTACGGACAAGAGCGTGGAAGCCACGGCCAACTTGGCCAAGGCCCAACAAAATTTCGACGCCGCCCAGAATTCGCTTAACCGCGAACAACAAACAGCATTGCAAACCAGTCAACAAACTTTTGCTGCTGGCCAAAGCGCGCTGGACCGCAATCAACAGACCGACCTGGCAAATTCAGTACAGGCTTTCCAAGCAAGCCAGAGCGAAAAAGACCGCGCAACCCAGATCATGCTGGCGGACAAAAGCATCACCGCCACATCGGCCCTCGAAAAGGCACGCCAAGAATTTACCGCTGGCCAGAGCGCGCTGGACCGCGCCCAGCAAACAGACTTGGCAAACGCAGCCCAAGCCTCTCAGGCTACGCAAGCGGATAAAGACCGCGCAACCCAGATCATGCTGGCGGACAAAAGCATCACCGCTGCACAAGCCCTGGAAAAATCACGCCAAGAATCGACTGCCAGTTTGCAAACAGGACAACAGACGTTTGCCAGCGCTCAAGCCGCCCTTGACCGCGCGCAGCAAACGTCTTTAACTGACAAGAGCATTACCGCTACGGCGGCTTTAGAAAAAGCAAAAGAAGATTTTGCTACCGAGCAAGCCAAACTTGATCGTACTCAACAAACGGCTTTGCAAACCGCGCAGCAGACTTTTGCAAAAACCCAAGCCGAACTTGACCGTGCTACTCAGGTGTCTATATCTGATAAGAGCATCACCGCTACAGCGGCCCTAGAAACTGCAAGACAGAATTTTGCCAAAGATCAAGCCGTACTTGATCGCGCCCAGCAAGCGACTTTGCAAACTGCACAGCAGACTTTTGCCAGCGCTCAATCCGCTCTTGATCGCGCTAACCAAGTGGCCCTCACTGACAAGAGCCTCGCTTCTCAAGCGTCTTTGGAAACTGCAAGACAGAATTTTGCTAGTGCTCAAGCTGTGCTTGATCGTGCCCAGCAAACCGCTGTGCAAACCGCTGATAACGTCGCTCAGGCTACAAGGCTTGGCCTGCAACTCGCAGGGGACCAGCAAAGGATTCCGGCTGCGTTCGCGGCGCAGATAAGCAATACGACAATGGCCGGTGTAAACGCAATCATGGCTGACGCATCTTTAGACTCGACTGCACAAACTGGCGCAATCACTAAATTGGTTGACTACGCAAACGCCCAGATTAGTTGGGCCAATACGTTTTACAAAGCTACCATTCCGCCCATCGTCCCATGATCTACAGAAAAGCAAAATTCCAGGACATTCCCGCTATCGTAGAGATAGCAGTGATCTCCGTGTCAAACAACCCTCTGCCGGTCAACATCGACCGCGAGGCGATGGCGCGCATGGCCCAGGCTTGTATCAACCCAGCGCATTTCGCTTGGGTTGCAGAAGACGAAGACGGCAAAGTAGTTGCAGTGTTTGGTGCTTGTGTGCAGAAAAGTTTTTGGTACGACAAGATGCAGTGCTCAGTGCTTTTGTACTACTCCCTGGTCAAGGGCGCTGGCCTCAAACTGATACGCGAATTTGCTGCCTGGGTTAAGGGCCGGTCGGCGATCAAAGTGGCTGTGCTTAGTTTGGAACCAGACGTAGACCCACGTTTGATTCGCTTTTTTAAACACCTTGGTTTTACCAGGGAGACCGTTACCCTTTCATACGTAAGAGGAATTTAACCATGACAAAAATAGTCCAAGGAATTGGCGACGCTATCGGCGACGTCGTCAAAGGCGTCGTGAACGTCGTTAAAAATGTAGCTGATGGCGTAGGCGACTTGGCCAGAAGTATTGCTGACTCGCCCATTGGTAAGGCCATCCTGATCGCTGGCGCTGTTTATTTTGGAGGTGCGGCGCTGGCCGGGGGCTTTGGGGAATCAGCGGCGGGAGGAAGTTTTCTCTCGGGCATGGGGACCGGTGTGGAAAGTGCGGCCACCGGCCTTAGCAGCGCTTGGTCCTCGACCCTGGCCGGTAACTTTGGAGAAGCGGCCAGTACGATAGGCAATACTTACGGGACTGCTTATGGGGCAGGAGAATCCTCCGGTATGCTGGCATCAAATGTTGCGTCAGGCGCTAGCTCTGGCTCTTTGATTAGCCAGGGCGGGTACAACCCCGGCGTAATTAACCCTGTGCCTACATACACTGGCTCTGAGATTGCCGCCCTTGGCCCTGGCGCAAACGAAGTTGCGGCTGCCAGCGACGCAGCCGCGTATACCCAGGGCGGTAACCCAACCCTTAACGGCCTTGCTGGCACAACTCCGCCTGCGCCTACAAGCTCATTTTCTTTGGCTCAGCCCCCGACTATTCCAACCGGAGTGCCGCCTGCAATCCCGCCCGGAGCGCCGCCAGCAGCCGGATGGTGGGCTGGTGTTGATCCTTATTTGAAAACCGCCGCTGTGATGGGCGGCACCCAGGTTGTTGGTGGTTTGATCTCTGGCGCTGGCCAAGCAAAGGCCGCTGAAGACCAACGCAATTTTGAAGTGGACCAGGCCGAACTTGCACGCCAGCGTCGCAACAAAAACATGGGCGCGCAATTAGACTTCAGTGCAGTGCGTGCAGCCGCTGCCGAAAAGGCTGCCGCAAACCCGCAGACAATAACCCAGTGGGACCCCCAAGCAGCCGCCCGCGCTTTGATTGCGCAATACTACGCGCAAGCCCAGCCAACTGGCGGGGTTATCAGCAAGTACATGCCCGGCGGTACAGGTTAACAAACACAAGGACATATCATGGCCACAACAATGAATCAAATGCAGCCTGCTGTTGACGAAAACAATCCCGAGTTTTTGCGGGCACTTAAATTTGCCATGCGCGTTCTGTACGAACAAAAAGCAGCGGGTGATGTAGCCAAGCAATTGCGCCTGGCAAAAGATAAAGCCGACGCCCTAAGCAACATTGCTTATGACATTACCAGTACGGTCGATGAGCGCACGGAAGGCAAAGTGCCACGTCAACTGCTTGGCCTTTTAGCAATGGCGATCTTGAAAGAAGTCATTGATATTGGCCAGGCAGCCAAAATGAATATCGGTCCCCAAGAAGCCGCCAGCGCTTTTAAGAGCATGCTCTTACGTTACCTGGGTGAGAACGGTGTCGACACATCCCAGCTCCAAAAAGGAATGGATAAGATTGACCCATCGGTCTTTTCCCAAGGGGCCTAATTATGGCTAGACCCAGTAACATCAGCGAGGACGGCGATGCGGTAGCGCTCGACCGTTCGGGTGATCCAATAGTAAGACCGAGGGCAATTCCAACGACTGTAAATCCGGTTAAAACTCCGGTGTACACGCCCCCGCGCGGAACCGACAGGCAGCAATCCGCAACTGTTGTTGCGCAAAATTTTAAAAACGCTCGGTGGGACCCTGAGCAAAGTCTTGACGACACCCCGATCAGATACAAAGAAAAGCCAAGTCTTAAACTGGACCAATTGCAAAAAGCTCCGCCGCCAAGCGGCTTAGTCTATAAGTACATGCCGAAGCTCGGCGGGTAAGAAACAAAGGAAATTATTATGGCAGGCGAAGGTTTAATCTGGGCCGGTATTGGGCAAGGGATTGCCAACGCCGGTTCCACTATGGGCAGTTTCCTCATGCGCTCCCAAGAACGCGAAGCCGACCGCGATTACCGCGAAAGATTAGCGCAGGAAACACGCGACTTTCGCGCTGATCAAAACGCGCTATACAAGCGCACCGCTGAAGAGCAAATGGCTGGGCGCGCTGGCGGCGGCGCTGGCAAGGACCCCGGCATCCAGCCAGCCGACCTCCAACCCGGCGGCAAGTACGCTGGCATGGCGGCTGGCCAGTTGGATATGACTGAAAACCAATTAGCCGATCTTCAGCAATATCGCAAAACGGGTGACCTTAGCAAGTACGCAAAACCAATCGGCACAACGCTTGACGATACGTATGGCGAACAAACCGTAACCGAAGTACCGCAGGCGTTGAAAGAAGAATTCAAACTGAAGGCCAAAGCATTGTCCCAGCTTGAGGAATCGTATGCGCTCAAAGGTAGCTTCGACGACGTTATGAAGGGCCGCAACATCGGTTTCAAAACTGGTATGGGCCAAGCCGCTTTTGAGAAACCCGAGATTGCACCACGCGCCGGTCAGGCCGTAGCGGTATCTGAGGGCAAACCTTTGATCAACGTTGAAGGCGGCGAGAAGTACAACCAGTACACCTCCACCAGCTCAACTACGCCCTTGGGCAAATCGCAGATTGCCGAGAACCAGGCACAAGCTGGCCAGGCTGGCGCGTTGGCTAAAAAGTACGGCAAAGACATCGAAAAAATCGACGCTGAAATTGCAGGCGGCATGTTCAACAAGAACAGCAGCGAACGACTCAGTTCTGTTATCAACTCTGCCAACGCAACTATTAAATCACTTGTGGACGGCGGCAAGGGTTCTACAAAAGAAGCCCAAGCAGCCTGGCAGAAAAGCATGGACGACGCAGTGGCCGTTCGCGACCAGGCTCAAGCATTGCAGCGGGGCGCTTTGGAAGCTAAGAACGCACCTCCTGCGCCAACAGGCGCAATGCCCGAGCCTAAATCGGCGGCAGACGTTGCTAAATTAAAACCCGGAACCCGATTCAAAGCCCCGGATGGTTCTATCCGAGTTAGGTAAAAACTATGGCAAAAGAATGGTGGGAATCCTATGCTCCGGCTGACGAGCCGAAGGATGAGTGGTGGTCAAGCTATGCCGTCGAGTCTGAGGCAGCTAAGCCCCAAGGGCGACGCGACGTCACGCCATTCAAGGTCGACATCCAGCAGCCGCGCGCGGCCCCCGTGCGCCAGGCCGCAGCCTCGCAGCAAGTCTCTGCGGAGTACAGCCCGAGCGGCGATGACTTTGGCTCGGCCATCATGTCCGCTGTTGCGCCTGCCGATCCTAACGCGCCGGGCATAATTTCTCGGATTGGATCATTCTTAAAACCAGAACCCAAAAGCGTTTTAGAAAATTACCAGCCCTCGGCTGAAGAGCGCCAAGCGGAAATTGACAAACGACTGGCTGCGGGCGCAGGGCCAATCAGCCAACAAACCCTGGCCTCTGCTGATTTAGTGCGCAGCACTCGCGGCACTTCTCAAGCTGTTGCCAGCAAAGACGCTACAGTAAATCGCGTTGTCAAATTGCTTGACGAAAAGAAAGCCCCGGCAGATTTAGCTAATTTGATTGAGCGGGTTAACGACCCCGCAACTGTTCGTAGCGCCCAACAACAAAAAGCTAACGAATTTAGAACCGCTGGCGAATGGGCTGCCGATAGTTTGTCAGCCGTAGGCCAAGGCGCAACCAGCCTGATTCAGCTACCTACCGCCATCATTGCCCCTGGTAGTTCTTTGGCCAAAAGCCTTCAAAAAACCCAGGAAGAATTACAAGCCCAAGAGTCGGATGTCTTGAAAGCTCAGCGGGCCGAACTGACTGCCCGCGTTCAAAACGAAGACGGTTTCCTGGGCAAGTATTTTGAGACCGTAAGGACCCTGGTTACAAACCCTGCCATTGGTTTATCGGAAGCCACCAAACAAGTGCCTAACTTTTTGGGCGTGCTTGGCGCGGCTAAGGTTGGCGCGGGTTTAACCGGGCTTGGTGTAACAGCCTTAGAAAAAGCATCGCCTACTTTTGCTTTGGGCGAGGCAATCAGCGGGGGCGCGGTACGCAGCGCGGCCACAGCCACGGGCGCAAACGTGGGCGGCTTTACCGGCTACCTGGCCCAGACCAGCGGCGACGCTGCCCAATCTACCTACGCCAGGCTCACCAATCCAAATCAAACAGACCCCGCTATCTGGGACAAAAACCCGGACTATCAAAAACTGCGTAAAGAAGGAAAAACCCGCGAAGAGGCTATTGACGAGATCGCTACGGCAAAAGCCCGTTTGGCTGCGGTGATTACCGCACCCCTGGCCGTGTTTGGGTATGCTGGTGCTGAGGCAGCGATGGTAGCCCGTGGGGCTGGCCAAGCCGCAGCAAACATTGCCACGCCAGTGGGCGCGGCCAAGATGTTTGCAAAAGACATTGGCGGAGAAATCATCGAAGAGGGCGGAACGCAAGGCGGAAGCAACATTGCAATCCGACTGGTGGATCAAAGCCAAAAGCTGCTGGAAGGCGTGCCGGAAGCCATGGGTATGGCGACCGTCACCTCCGCGCCTTTTTCCGCTCGGGCGGTGCAGGCCCACGTACAAGACGTGCTGCGCCCCACGCCATTCGATGTAGTCGGCGATCTCTACGCCCGCCGCGCCCTGGACGTGCAGTCATACGACGCAGCCATTATTCGTCCTTACCAGACAGCCAAAGTCCAGCAGGACCAGACTAGCCTCCAGCAATCAACCACGGCAGCCGACGCAGCCGCAGCGGCAGATAGCCTGTCCGGTTCGTTAAACGAGCTTCTGGTGCCCGGAAACGCAATCACGCCCCTACCCCTTGAGCCAACCTTCCGAGTGGGCGAAATGACCCCTTCTGTGGGCCGCGCTGGGCCAGGGTTCGACGCAAGCTCTTTGCCTTCCTTTGGCCGACTGGTTGAGCCGACCCTGGACCTAAACGCCCCAGTCGCTGAAGCGCCGGAAAGTAACCCGGAAACTGAACAACAGTTTGGCCTGGACAAGCTGCGTATCAATGCGCCCCGGCCACGCAGCATCCAGGGCACACCGGTTGCCAACCTGACAGACGACCAGCTCCAGGCGATCACTGGAGACGAGACCGTTGCCCCTATCTCTCGCCGCAGTGCAGCAATTGAGTTGAATGCGCGTCAAGGCGAAGCTGGCGCATTTACTCAACGCGCAGCGCCCCAGCAGACAGCCGCACCGAGCACGGTCTCTTCTGCGCGCACAATGACGCCCGAAGAGCTGAGCGCGATGCCGATTCGCGACAGGCGCGCATTGGCCAATCAGTTTGATCAGACGGAGAACAAAGATGGCACCATTACATTCACAGCCAAATCTGGAGTTGCGCCAAGTACCCCGGCTGTTTCAATCCCCCCACTCCCTGGAACACAGCAAACCCTCGGAACAACGCCAGTGCGGGATGTCGGTAATCAGCCGGTCCTTGACAACGAAACAGTACGAGCAGATGCGCAACGATCTTTGGACCGTTGGGCCGTCGACAATAACCAGGCCATCCCTGCAAAGTTAAACCCTGCACCTGACGCCGAAACCAGGGCTGTCGGCACTATAGCCAATCTGCTGGGCAGCCAGTTTGGTACACGCGTTATTGCGTTTCACGACACCCAGCCAAAGGCTGTCCAGGGCGTGGCCGTTGGCGGCACTGCTTTTGTCAACACGGCCAACGTGTTTACCAACGTTGCCAAGGTGTCTTTGCATGAGCTAAAGCACACGATTGAGCAGATCGCATTTACTGAGAAACAAGCTGGTCTGACCGATACGGCAGCTCAAAAATTCACTGCCCGAATCGACAGCATCTTTGACGACATGACCGACGAAGGCAAACGCGCTTACGTCACCAATTTCCTACATGCCGACGAGCTGGCTGCCCTTGACGCCACACCTGACATAAAAGAAAGCCGCATCCAAGAGATACTGCAATCGCCGGTCTTGCGTTCAGAGATGACCGCCGACTTCATGGGCAACCGCGCCACAGACAAAAAGTTTTGGGCCGACGTGGCCAAAGCCGACCCGAGTGGGTTCAAAGGTTTTGTGCAAAAGTGGGTAAGCGTCATCGACAACCTGATGGCCACTTTGCGCGGTAAACCCACACAAGGGAAAACCGAGTCTGCTAAAGTTGACCAGTACGTGCGTGACCTGGCCAAGGCCAAAATGGTGGCACGCGAAGCGCTGATTGCATACCGCCAGGGAACGCTTCAGCAGTTTGAATCAGCACCCGCCGCCAGCATGCGGCAAGGAGAGATCAATGCACCGACCATTGCCGCAGCAGGAAGTGAAAACTTACCAGGACCAACAGCACCGAATCGACCAGGCTTTAGCCAAGATGGGGGCGGTCCGACCCCAGCCTACGGCACCCCAAGAGCTGGCGCAATCTCCGTCGTCGGCAGACATTACTCAACGACTCCCCGTCAGACGTTAAGTGGAGCCTACTATGGACAAGGACTCAAGGGGGCAGAACGTACTCGCCTGGACAGTAGCACTGATCCTCGACTTAAAAACCGCGTCTACTTCTATGTTGACCAAGGCGCAGGTATTCGCCCCGAATCCGGCGTCGGTGGATACGCACACGAAACCAAGCTGGACAACATCTACGACCCACAGACTCGACTGATCAAACCGCAGGCCAACGCAAACGCGTTCGAGTCAGCGGTCATCAACGCAGGGTTTGATGGTTACATCGCGCCGTTTGGTAATGGCCAATCAGCAGTGGTGCTGCTGGGCCAGAAACACAAGGCCGTGCCTGTCAAGCAGATCGGCCAGCCCCAGGCCGCAGCTCTGCCAGCCGAGGCTGCACCTACCACGCTCAAGAAGGGCTTGCTCTCACGCGAGGCCAGCCAGGTAGACACCGGCAACATCCCCGGTTCGCGCATGCGCATGGGCACCCTGGAGATACCAGCGGGCCAGGTTGAAGCGGCCAACGCCGAGATGGAGCGCATCGGCAGCCAGATTCGATTTGCTAAAAGGCAAGCAACCCCGGCTCGGATTATGTTTGAGGTTGCACCTGACCCCAACAACCTTGATCTCAACACTCGCTGGGATGCGGTGCCTTTTGAGCGCAAGATCGAAATCAGCCAGCGCGTTGCCTCAAAGATCATGCCCCAGGTTTTTAGACTGGCCGGGGTCCGGGCTAAGATGACCACGCAGTTGGGCGGCTATCTTGAAAAAACAAGTCCTTCGTTTGCGGCGATTCTCCCAAGCACGGCATCCGCTGAGCAACTTATGGATGTTGCCCGGTTAGGTGGGTTTGGTTTAACCCAAGAAGAGATGATGGTTCTGGACTCCAAGCCTTTTGAGGGGTCTAGCCTAACGGGCCTGATTACGATCACGCTGCCCGAGAACATGCAAGACCAGGAATCAGTCCATTCGGTTTACCAAACCATTCGGCAAGTGTCGCCTGAAAACATCAAAGGCCACACAACGGTTGGAAAAGAAATGGTTTTGGCCGTTTCTTCTGATAGGATGGCCGACCTTGTATCAAAAATACAAGGCGCTCTTGGCCGTCGCCCAGAAGGTTTTATTATTAACGCAGCCGAGGGCCAAAGCGCCTTCGTATCCAACAAGGAGTACGATTATGATTCTGAAAACGGGAACCTCACTCCCGAGCTTCTTGCAAAACGGACAGAAGCTCGTCGCATCCGTGAAGAAGCCAGCGCCGCAATCGAAGCCGAACTTGCAGCCTACGAAAGCTCCGACGGACGCAAAATAAACACGGGCGTTTACCGCGCCGTTGCTGAGGCTTTTAACCTGTCCCAGGTGGAATACGACGCCACCGCCCTGCCCTTGATGTTGGGGGGAACCGGCAATAAAACTTTTCGCGCTCCCGAAATTGGCGGCATTCCCGAGGTCGTGCAGTGGCTGACTAACAGGCGTTTGGAATCTGGTCTGCCGATTCTTAATTTAAACAACGCCCAAGACCGCACAACCCTGGCCAAACTAATGGCTTCTGAGGCCGTGGCGGCAATCCGCAGTGCGGGCAACGCCGTCGAATGGTACGACGAGACTGTTGAAAAAATGCTACGGATCATGGCGGTTAAATACCCAGAGCTAAACACGGACCCGAACGCCCGCAACGCATTTTTAATTGCTGTTGCTATTTCGTCACAGACGATGGATGTTGAATCCAATCTGACCTTTGCGTCTAGCCAGTACGAAGCTTACCGGGCCTCAATAAATGCCCGGGGCGTGGGCAAATTCCCTGAAATTGGCCAAGGCAAATCTATTCCGGCTATGACCAAGAATTTTGCTTTGGCCAACAGAGTGATGGCCGATATGGGTCCCGATTTGTTGCGCCGTTTCCTGCAAACAGAATTTACTAAGCGCGAGTTGGAAACTGTTGGCTTTCCAATTGGTGGTGAGTCGATGGATGAAAAAATACTTGGCTCTGCCATCTTTGGCCCCAAGATTGGTTTTGGTTTCTATAGCAACCTGACCGGCAACTTTGAGCCAATTACCATGGACATGTGGTTCATGCGTTTGGTTGGCCGTCTAACCGGAACCCTGCCAGCGTTTGACCCGGTGCTGTTCCCCAAGCAAGTGGCCAAGCTGCGCGCTGCCCTGGCCGAAACCGGCCCAGCCGAGCGTGGCGTTTACGGTGCCCAGTTTGACCCGGCTGCCGTCCAGGCCGCGATGGAGAGTGACGAAGGGGCCATCGCCCTGGCCCGCCAGGTGAGCAGCCTGCATAACCGCCAATTCATCAAAGAGCGCGCTGCGTTTGACTCCGGCACCCGAATCAAAACCCCCTTGGTTGGCGCGGCTGGAGCTATACTAAAATCGGCTGACAAGCCAACCGACGCACCATCTAGTGGGGGTGAGCGCCAGCGCCTGCGTGACGTAACTCGCCAGATGGTAGCTATGGTTGAGCAGCAGATCGGTAAGCGTGTGCCGCCAGCGGCTTTGCAAGCGCTGGTCTGGTATCCAGAACAAGAACTCTATAAAAAGTTGGGTGTTGATCTTGCAGTCACTAGCCAAGACTACGCCGGGGCAGCAAAAATACTACTTACAAAAGAAGGTTTTGATGGAAAACAAATCGACACAGCAGCCCAACCTGGACCAGGACCAGCACGACAAGTGGCTGGAAAGCAGAACGCCGGAGCAAATGGACAGACTGGCCAGCCGACTAGGCCAATTGGCCCGCTCCAAGGAACAGAGCGGGAAGCTTTCATCCAAGCCCGGACTTCCCTCGAAGACGTCTTTGCGGGATTAGATAAACGCGGCTTGGCCAAGACCAACATGGAGTCCATAGTTGCGCGACGAACAGATGCCGCGCAAATAAAATACGTCCAAGAAAATTTCCACGACATCTTGATCCAGCTTGAGGATGCGGACAAGGTTAAGATCAATTGCAAATAAGGACCCCCGCCATGCTACCTAAAATGATCATCTCCGCCGACTGCAAAAAGATGCTGGACGAAGCGGTCCATTCCGAGCTGTACGCATCCAACCTGTACAAGCACATCTCCAATCAGGTCCAACGACTTGGCTACCTGGGCACGGCTAAATTCTTTCTCAACGAAAGCGCAGACGAACTGAAGCATTACCAGCTCCATGCTGACTTTCAAAACGACGTTGGTACGGTGGCCAAGGTCCCAATGATTGAGGCGATGAACGACACCATCGAGACCCTCAGCGACGCCATCGAGACTGGCTATGAGACCGAGCTGGAGCTGTACAACAACTACAAGGAGTGGTACAGCGAGACATCGGACGATCCGGTGGTCCAACAATTCCTTTTGCAATTCCTTGAAATCCAACGCCGCAGTGTGGGCGAATACGGCGACCTGCTGGCGCGCATTCAGCTTGTTGACCAAGACAAAGCTGGCATGCTCCTGATCGACCAAGAACTAGGCGGGTAAGCCATGGCCAATTGCACGTACAGGTTCACCGACCGAGACGGCAAAGAGCGAGTCATCCAGGGCCAAGCCGCGTTCAAAGCCTACCTGGCCAGCGGTGGCCTGGAACACTTGCTGCCTAGCGCGCCTGTGGCGCTGAGCGCCAGGCAAACTGAGACCCCTGCGTT